GGCGAGTTCGACGAGACCTACGGCCGCGGCACCGACAAGCTCACCGGCGAGGTCGCTGTACTCGTCGGCCGGCCGACCGAACGGCAGACCCGCGACCAGCTGACCCGGTACCTCGACGGCTCCGGCCCCGAGAGCATCAAGCAGTTGCTCGACGCCGAGGGCTACACCTCCTGCAACGGCGACGGCGTGCGGGTCACCGGCTGGGAGACCGAGGTCTGGACCGTCGCGGGTGTGCAGTACCTGACGGCCCTGTTCTCACTGGACATCTACGGCCCCGGGGAGGGGTGACCCATGGCGACCGCCAAGAGCAAGAACCTCGTCGTGCTCGTTGCTGGCACGGACATCTCGCAGTACTGCGACAGCAACGAACACCACGTGAAGCCCGATGTCAACGACATCACCACGTACGGCAAGGACTGGCACGTCAAAGAGGGTAACTTGCTCGACGGCAACGGCTCCATCGGCGGCATCTACGACACGAGCGTGGTGGCCGGCCCGCGGGCCATCCTCGAGGCGCTGGTCGGGCAGACGGTCACCTATGTCCGGCGGGTCGAGGGCACCGGGTCCGGCAAGCCGCAGATGAGCCGGGACGTGGTGGTTGGGGAGTACGTGGAGACCGCGCCGGTCGCCGACATCGTGCGCTGGACGTGCGCGCTTGAGTACAGCGACGAGCCCGACAACACCCCGCAGGCGTAGGGAGCACGGCCATGAGCGTCCTGAACCTCACCGCACCGGCGCGCACCGGCACGGTCACCTCCGGCGCGGCGGTCGCCTCGAGCGACACCATCCCGCGCAGCAAGCTCGGCACCCGCGGCGTGATCCTGGAGATCATCAACGGCAACGCGAGCGCGGACACCGTCACCATCTCCGACGCGAGCACCGCGCGCTCCGGCGGCCCGGCCGCGGCCATCTCCAAGTCGGTGGCCAACGGCACCAGCCAGGTGTTCAAGATCCTGCCCGCGCAGGCGGACCCGACCACGGGCGACGTCACCGTTACGCACAGCGTGACGAGCACCGTCACCTACAAGATGCACCCCCGCGACTAGCTCGCCCGGGCCGACGTACCAACGGATTCCGAGAGGAAGCGTCCACAGTGGAGCGCGCGAACAAGAACGCGATGATGGTCCTGCACGTGCCGACCGCCGAGGTGGAGCTCGAGGGTATCGGGTCCGTCCTCGTGCGCGGCCTCACGCGTTTCGAGTCCATCGAGATCATGAAGCTCGAGGGCGACCGGCAGGTGCAGGACACGCAGGCGCTCGTCTACGGGCTGCTCGAGCCGGAGATGTCCAGGGACGAGATCATCGCGTGGCGTAAGTCCGGCGCGCTGATGGAGATCGAGGCGGTCGCGCGCAAGATCAACGAGCTGTCCGGCATCGGGAAGGACGCCGCCAAAAGCGACGTACCTGCTGATGGAGACGACCGACCTGGAGTTTGAGCACTTCCTCGCGCAGAAGCTGAGCATGACCGTCGCCCGGATGCGTACGGAGATGCCGGCCGAGGAGTACACCGCGTGGTCCGTCTACTACGGCCGGATGGCGCAACGGCAGCAGATCGAGCAGGCGAAGCGGGGGAGGTGAGCACGGGTGTCGAGCAGCACGATTCGGGTCGTCGGTCTCAACGACTTCCGCAAGGGCTTGCGGGGCATGGACCGGGGGCTGCCCAAGGCCGTGCGCCTGGCGCTCAACGACGTCGCGAACGTGCTCATCGACGCCACCCGCCCGAAGATCCCGCGGCGCACCGGCGCGGCCGCGGCGAGCCTCAAAGCTGCCTCGACGCAGAGCGCGGCCAAGATCAGCGTTGGCGGCACCAAGGCCCCGTACTACCCGTGGCTCGACTTCGGCGGTCGTACGGGACCGAACAAGTCGGTGGCCCGCAGGTTCTACAAGGAAGGGCGCTACATCTACCCGACCCTTGCGGAGCAGAGCGGCGCGATCCAGGACGCGACGCTGAAGGCGATGGCTCAGCTCGCCGCGACGAATGGCATCGAGGTGAGCTGACGTGGCCAACGAGATCAAGCTCACGTTCGCCGGCGATGCCGACAGCCTGAGCAAAGCCAGCAAGAAGGCCTCCGACTCGCTCACGACGGTGGGGAAGTCCGCCGACCAGAGTGGCAAGCAGCTGGCCCAGAACGCCAAGGCGAGCACCGACCTCGGCGCCAAGATGGGCCACCTCGGCTCGGCGGTGACCGGCGCGGGCGACGCGCTCGACGCGCTGACCGGCGGCGTGCAGGCGCTCATCGACGTGCAGAGCGCCGGTGCGGAGCGTGCCTCGAGGCTGGCCCGGGCCGAGCTCGACGTGAAGCAGGCCATGCTGGACGGCGAGCAGGCGGCGCGCGACCTCGCGCAGTCGCAGATCGACCTGAACCAGTCCCGGCTCGACGGCCGGCAGGCCGCCCTTGATGAGCATCAGGCGCAGATCGACGCGACACAGGCGCTGCTCGACGCGGACACCGCCCAGCGCGAGTACAACGCCGCCGTCAAGGAACACGGCAAGAACAGCGCCGAAGCGCGGCAGGCGGCCATCGATCTCTCGCAGGCCCAGCAGGATCTCAACCAGGCGTATTTGGACGGCAGCCAGGCCCAGAACGACGCCCGGCAGGCCACCGAGGACGGTAACCAGGCGCTGCTCGACGGCAAGCAGGCCGCGCAGGATGCGGCCAGCGCACAGCAGGATCTCATCGACGCCCTGCGCGAGGCGAAGCCGACCGACGCGCAGCAGCTCGGCGAGAATCTGCAGACCTACTCGAGCGTCGTCTCGGCCATCATCGGCGTGCTCGGCCTGGCCACGGCTGCTCAGTGGCTGTTCAACGCGTCGCTCTGGGCCAACCCGATCACGTGGATCGTGCTGGCCCTCGTGGCGTTCGCGGGGATCATGATCTACCTCGCGACGCAAACGACGGTTTTTCAGGACACCTGGAATTCAGTCTGGGGTTTTCTCAAAGGTGTCGGAGCGTGGTTTGCCGGGCCGTTCGCTGATTTTTTCATTCATGGATACCGGCTGGTCATGGCCGGTATTGATTGGCTGGTCGCGGGATTCAACGCCACCGTCCAGAAATGGAAGAACCTCTTTTCCACGGTCGCGGGTTTCATCACCGCGCCATTCCGTACGGCGTTCAATTTCATCTCGAGCGCCTGGAACGCGACGATCGGCCGGCTGCACTGGTCGGTGCCGGGCTGGGTGCCGGGCATCGGTGGCAACTCGATCTCCGCCCCGCAGCTGCCGCACTACCACCAGGGCGGCATCGTCTCGGGCGCGGCGGGTTCCGAGGTGCTCGGGGTGCTGCAGGCGGGCGAGCGCGTCACGCCGGCGGGTGGAGGCGGGCACGCCGAGAGGTCGGTGACACTCGAGGCCGGGGACGAGTTCGGCCGGTTCGTCCTGAATGTCATCCGCGATGAAGTCGGGCTGCGTGGCGGCGACCCGGTGCGCGTGCTGCGGGGCACTCGTGACTGATCACGGACTCACGCTCGAGGTGTTGTACGACGGCACCTATCACGTCGCCGACGTGCTCACCCGCACCCGGGTCACGTACACCCGGGGCAGCGAGACGGGCGACAACGACACCGAGCCGGCGGCCTGCCCGCTCGAGCTCGACGATCCGCTGAATCTGTGGGCGCCGCGGTCGCCGGCGTCGCCCCTGTACGGCAAGCTCGGTGTCGCCACCAAGGGGCGGCTCACCGTGGACGGCTCGGTGCGCCTGGCCGGGAACCTCGTCGACTGGACCCCCAAGCGGCCGCTCAAGGGCCGCGGCCGGACCGCGGTCCAGCTGGCCGGCGTGCTGCGCCGCCTCGGCCGCGGCCGCGACCCGCTGCGCCCCGCCCTCGAGCGCGCGTCGATCGCCTCGGGTGCCGTCGACTACTGGGCGCTGGGCGACGGCCAGCAGGCGACCTCGGGTGCGAACAGCGTGGCGGGCGGCGCGCCCGCGGCACCGACCGGGAGCTTTGCCGGGCCGGACTTCAACGGCCTCGACGGGTCGCTCGTGCCGGCCGGGCTCGCTGCCCTGCCCGACTTCAGCGCGGGCGGCATGCTCGCCTCGACTGTGCGCGGCACCTCGACGACCAGCTGGCGCGCGGAGTTCTTCTTCGGCATGGCGGCCAACAGCGCCGACAGCGTCACGTACACCACGCCGTTCCAGTGGCGGACCGGCGGCGGCATCCAGACGTGGCAGCTCGACGTGCTCGACACCTCGGCCGCGCTGCACGGGTACTCGCCCTTCCTGGCCGGCACGCCCTTCTTCGCCACCATCTACAGCGGCGTCGGGCCGCGGCTCGACGACGGCCGGGTGCACCACGTCGTGCTCGAGGTCTCGCAGACCAACAGCACCACCATGGCCTACAGCGCGTACTTCGACGGCGTGCTCGTCGACAGTGGCAACAACACGACCGGCGGGTCGATCGGCCAGCAGCAGGTGGGCGCTCCAGCCGGCTGGACGGCCAACCCTTACACCTCGACCGCGGTGCTCTCGGTGGGCGGCGTGGGCTTCTGGTCGCCCAAGCCGGTCGCGCTGGTCGACTACGCCGCGGTCAGCGCCTACGCGGGCGAGCTCACCACGACGCGGTTCACCCGGTTCTGCGGCGAGCTCGGCGTCACGCCCACGGTGGTCGGCTCGAGCGCTATCGCGATGGGCCCGCAGACGACGGCCCCGATCCTCGACCAGCTCGACGAGATCGCCCGGACCGATGACGCGCGCATTTTCGAGACCCGCACCGATGCCGGCGCGCTCACCATGCGCACCGGCGCGTCGATTCTCAACCAGACGGCCGCGCTCACCCTGTCGCGAAACGTCGGTATCCTGCCGCCCCTTGACCCGGTGTACAGCGACCGCGGGCTGCGCAACGATGTGACCGCCAAGGCTCCGGACGGCTCGAGCGGCCGCATCTCGCAGGACACCGGCCCGCGGAACACGCAGGACCCGGACGATGACCCGCAGGGTGTCACCCGTTACGCAAGCGGGTGGGATGTCAACCCGGCGACCGGCTCGGCGCTGCTCGACGCGGCCGGCTGGCGGGTGAACCTCGGTACGTGGGATGACGTGTGGTACGCCGCCGTCACGGTCTCGCTCGACGCCGCGCCGGGGCTGATCAGCGCGGTCAACGCCGTGGACATCGGCGACATGATCACGCTGTCCGGCCTGCCACCAGAGGAAGCCCTCGACACGGTCGACCTGCTCGTGGTCGGCATCTCCGAGGAGATCCGCGCCAAGGGCCGCGAGGTCACCTTCCACTGCGTCGCCTACGGCCCGTACCGGGTCGGCGTCCTCGCCGCGACGACCGGCGACACTGACCCGCTGGTCGGACACGCCGAGAGCGACAGCGCGGTCACCGCGGCCGCCGTGGCTGCCGGCGCGGCCACCTTCACGGTCACGGCCAGCCCGCTGTGGACCACCGTCGCCGACGACTTCCCGCAAGACGTAGTGGTCGGTGGCCAGCGCCTGACGATCTCCGGCGTGTCCGGCGCGAGCGCCCCACAGACCTTCACGGTGGCCACCACCCCGGGCGCCCGGAAGATCAGCTACCCGATCCCGTCCGGCGCGCTCTTGTCCTGCTATCAGCCGCTCATCTTGACCTTGTAGGGAGGAAGCGACATGGCACTGCCCGTCTTCGCCTCCGGGTCGAAGGTCCGCGCGAGCGTGCTCGCCCAGCTGGTGGCCGAGTTGCAGAACCTGTTCAACGACACGCTCAAGGTGGTCAAGCCCAGCAACACGTCGAGGACCTCGACGACGACGCTCGCCGCGGATCCGCACATGGTGATCGCGCTCGAGGCGAACACCACGTACGACTTCGAGATCCGGGCGTACTGGAGTGGCGCGGCCGCGGGCGACATCTCGTTCGCCATGGCCTTCCCGGCCAGCTCGTCGGTGACCTGGGGCGGCATCCGCCTGGTCGTGTCGGCCAGCCCCACGGGTGACGCGGACTTCGGCATCTTCATCGCGCCGACGTCGGCCGTGTCAGCGATCAATGCCGGTGGTGTCGGCGGCGACCAGATGAGCCTGATTACGGGCACCGTGGTCGTCGGCGCGACGCCGGGCAACCTGACGCTCTGGTGGGCGCAGGGGACCTCGAGCGGCACGGCCACCATCCTGTGGGCCCGGTCGACCATGGTTGCCCGCCGCTACCGCAGCGCCCCCTGACCCGTTCCGCACGACCCGAGGAGGTACCGATGGCTTGGAGAGCCGCACGATCCCTGCTGGTGCTGCAGCAGCAGCTGCAGGCCGGCGCTCCGCGCGCGCGGCCGCCCGCGACCGGCGCCGACGAGTGGGGGCTGATCGGCGACGCCGCGCACGATCCCACCTCGGACCACGCCCCGAAGAACTTCCCCGGCTGGGGGAGCCAGATCGTCACGGCGGCGGACTTCCCCAACCGGCCCGACCTCGGCCTCGACGCGCACAAGGCGCTCGACGACATCCGCCGATCGCACGACTCGCGGGTCAAGTACGGCATCTCCAACGACCAGATCTTCAGCTCCTATGCGACGAACTCGCGACGCGCGTGGGAGTGGGGCCCGTACAACCCCGGCGACAAGAAGCGCGACCGGCACATGACACACGGCCACCTCTCGGTGGTCGGCGACGCACGCGCCGACGGCGAGCAGCCGTGGCACACGATCGGTGCGCCGGCCGCGGCCGCCGCAGACGAGGAGGACGACATGGGACAGAGCTTCGGTCCGACCCTGCTGCTCGAGGACGGCCGTACGCCGTTCACCATCCCGCCGGTCCAAGGTGGCGCCGCCGATCCGCGCGAGGTCTGGCTGAACGTGGGCGCGGACAGCGACGGCGCGCCGGTCGGCGTGCGCGTCATGGCCAGCCGCGGCGACGGCAAGGGGTGGTTCCCGCAGGGCGGCGCCGAGGTCCACGTGATCCCCGGCAACGAGGTGCTGTCGATCAGCCTGGACAAGGGCGTCCGGCAGCTCTCGATCGCGCGCGCGGAGCCGCTGTACGCCGGGCCGATCTCCGTCTGCTTCGAGCGGAAGTAGCGGTGAGCGATCCGCTCGGGCCGGTCGTGATCACCGCCAGGGAAATCTACGACCAGCTGATCCGCGTGGCCGCCGCGGTCGAGCGGCTTGTGGGCCAGCTGGACGAGCAGGCGCGCGACGTGCACGACCACGAGACCCGGCTCCGCTCCCTCGAGCGGGGCCGCTGGCCGCTGCCCGCGCTGGCCGTGCTCGTCTCGATCGCCGCGCTCGTGCTGGCGTTCCTCAAGAAGTAGTCGCGGCCGGCCAGCGTACGGGGAACGCGCCCACGCGCCCCTCGTGCTGACCGCCGTGGCCGGGTGGCTTGGTGCAGCGCACGTCGATGCTGCCGGTCGCCGTGTCGGTCGTTCGGGTGGCGGTGCAGGTCTCGGCCGTCATCACCGGATCGTACATCTGTTCGAGATGCCCGAGGAGGTGAATCATGAACAAGATCAAGTTTTGGGTTGGCCTGGCGGGCGCGCTCGTCACGACGCTGCTCGAGGTGCTCGGCCCGGACGGAACCATCGGCCGGGTGCTGACGATCGCCACCGCGGTCATCACCGCGGTGGCGATCTACGCCTTCCCCAACCTGGAGACGGCCTCGGCGTTGCGGCGCAAGGCGGTCGAGGCGCAGGAGGCCGGGCGCCTGTAGGCGCGCAAGTGCCCGGGACGAGCCCCGCCCCGGGCACGCTGTTCATCCGCTGCTAGCTCGAGGAGAGCCCCGTGGGCACCTTCGTCTTCAACATCAGCAAGGGCCGGATCGCCCACTACGCAAGCCTGCCGGGCACCAACGACGCGTTGATCGCCATTCCGATCGAGGCCTCCGGCGTCGAGGCCGACTCGGTCTTGATCGACTACGACACCGTGGCCGCACTGCTCGCCGGCGCCTCGAACGAGCAGACCACGATGGGCCGCAAGACACTCAGCTCGGTCACGGTCACGGTGGACGACGCCAACGATCGGGTGGCGCTCGACTGCGACGACCTGGTGTGGTCCGGCGCAACAGGCAACCCGATCAGCGACATCATGATCTGCTACGACCCGGACACCACCACGGGCACCGACGCCGACCTCATCCCGCTGTCGTGGCACGACTACAGCGCCACTCCGGACGGGACCAACATCACGGCCTCGGTCGCCGACTTCGCCAGGTCCACGGGCTGAGCGACCCGTGACCACGTTCTTCGACGACTCCGACCTCATCGGCGCGGGCGAGACGACCGAGGGTGAGGTCGAGCTGGCCTCGGAGTTCACCATCCCCGCGGCCACCGTCACGCCCCGGTGGCGCTGGCCGGCCGTGACCCCGCTGGTGACCCCCACCATCAAGGTGTGGGACGACGGGGGCTCGCAGGTGGGCTCCCCGCGGAGCTTCCTGTCGACGTCCCTCGACGCGTGGAACAGCGTCGCGAGCGTGGCCCTGGCCGCCGGTACGTACCGGTTCTCGGTGAACACCAACCGGTACGTGTTCAAGCTGAACTTCGCCGGCGGCGGTCCCGTCACCCGCGGATCGGTGACGTACGTCCAGGGCCGGTTCGGCTCCCCGGGCTCGGCGCCCACCTCAACCTCAACCGCCACGTACTTCATCGACATCGACGTGGTACCGGATGACGGGGGCCTCACGCAGGCGCTGCCGGTCGCGGTCGAGACGAGCGCCGCGCAGCCCCTCGGCCGCAGCAAGTCGCGCATCCTCGCCGTGGCGACCACGGTGGAGGCGGCGCTCACGCTCGGCCGGGTCAAGTCGCGCGCTCTGCCGGTCGCGCTCGAGGCGGACGTGGCGCTGCCCCTCGGCGGCGGCGCCGGCCCGGGCCGCGACCTCGATGTCGTGCTCGGGGTGCCCGTGGCAGCGCGGCAGGTTGGCGTGCCAGGCGTCGCCTGGTCGTTCGGAGTACCGGAGGTCTAGATGCTGTCCATCCCCGCCACCTCGCGCGAGTACGTCCAGGTGCCCGTCCGGGCGCTCTCGGCCGGCCTGCCCGTCGACCTCTCCGCCGACACGGTCGAGATGGCCTTCCTCACGAGCTCCGCCGCGCCGACGTCGGGGGACTGGCGGGCGGCGTCGTGGGACGTCGACAGCACCGGCTCGCCCGCGCGGTACCGCGCGCAGTGCCTCGTCGGCCCGGGCGGCACGGCCGAGCTCGCCGCGGGCGTCTACAACGTGTGGGTGCGGGTCACCGACAACCCCGAGGTGCCGGTGCGCCGGGCCGGGCAGCTGCGCATCACCTGATCAGCCGAGGCCGTTCCTGGACGGGTGCTGCCACACTGCGAGGTCATGACCGATCCGCATCGATACCCGCAGCAGTACGCCCCCGCCCGCCGGCCGTCGCCGCGACCCAAGGAGAAGCCGGGGGTGGGCAAGGTGATCGCAGCGCTGATCCTGGCCGCGCTGTCGCTGGGGCTGATCGCCCTGTCGGTCATGACGCTGATGGCGCGCCGCAGCGCGGATCCGACGCCGGCCGGGACTCGAGCGCCCGCGGCCAGCCCCGCCGCCAAGCTGCGGCCGTCCGAGGCTCAGCCGGGCGTCGATGCCGGCGCGGGGACGCCGAACGCGCCGTGCGCGACCAACCGGCTCGGCATGTGGTTCGAGAAGGACGGCGTGACCTACACGTGCAAGGGCCCGGCGCCGTACCGCTGGCGGGCCTAGGCGCCCGCCCAAGGGACCACGACGGCGTGCCGGTCAGCCGGCTTCTGCTCGTGGATCCAGATCCCCGCGGGCGCAGGCAGCATGGGCGTGCGCTGCCACTCGAGCAGCCCGCCGCATTGCCGGCAGTGGTACGGGGGCGGCGGCGGATCGACGAACGCGCCCCACTCGTCTTTCTCCCACGTCATGCCTCTAGTCTGCCTCGACCCCGTGCTTGCGCAGAATGCGGCGAACCTGCTCGCGTGAATACCCCGTCCGCCGGGCGATGTCCGCCTGCGTCGTGCCGGTGCGCCATGCCTCGACGATGCCGAGCGCGAGCGCTTCGCGGGCTGCGGCGCGCGCCTCTCTGGCCGCCCTCACCCTGGCCTCGGCTGCCCGCTCGGCGGCCGGCACCGCGCGCTCGGCGCGCCGGTACGCAGTCGCAAGGTCATCGAGCGCCGCCATGCCGCCAGATGCTATGCAGCCACATGTGCACGCCACCCTTTGGGGATCTTGTGTGGACCACACGTGTGCTGCGGTATGCATCCACATGACGTATTGCCTGTGTGGCATCGACGGCCTACCGTCAGGGGCCAGACGGTGATCAGTTGATTACCGATAGATCGGCCCCCGGCCAGCGCGGACACGCCAACCGAGGGCCTTGATCGCCACGGGAGGGCGACCATGACCAAGATAACCGCCCGGGACGGCTACGAGGCCAATCTGATCGTGCAGACGGCGATCGACGCGCTGCGGGCGTTCGGCGGGCGGGACCTGACCTACGGCCAGGCGCGCGACCTGCTGCCGAAGTGGTGCCAGGGCGGCGATCTGACGGAGGGCGAGCGCCGGGCGGTGCTTGCGCGGTTCCCGCGGGAGTGTCCTGATATGGACCCCGGCAACTCCGGTCCTGGCTGGTAACGGCCCGTCCGGGCCATTGATACCAGCATGATCAACCATATACGTTCGTACGCATGTTCTAACCCGTTCACCCGGGGGTCACAACCGCAAGGAGATCGCGCACATGCCAGACAAGGGAGAACCATCCAACGTCACCCGGCTTCACCGCCAAGCCCATCTTCGCCGGCGGATCATCTGTGTCCTCGCCGTGACCGCCGCGTTCGGGCTGGGCTACCTGGTCGCGGACTTCGAGAACACCACCGTGAACGGCTTCGCGCGGGTCGGCAGTAGCGTCGCGCTCGTGCTGCTCTTCACTGAGATCCGCTGGGGTCGCGGCCTCGGGCGCATCGAGCGGCAGGTTGAGGCGCGGCTGAAGACGGCCGAGTTCGCGGAGGGCTACGTTCGGGGCCTTCAGCGCCGGCCACCAGAGGACGGTGGCGGCCGGAACCTCCACGCGGTCTGAGAAACCTGTTCCCCTCTTACCCCCGTCATCAGCCCCGGTTCCCCCGCCGGGGCTGATCTGCATCCGGGAGCAGCCGTCCATGATCATATGGCACAGATCCGGCACAGATCGCAACGGAAAACGACGGAAAACAATGAGAAATACTGAGAACTGTTTTGGCTGCTCAGCGGCTTTGCCCGCCAGTTGTCGCAGGTCAGCGATTCGCCGCCAGCAGTACGGCACCAACTGACGAAACTCGGCCGCCCTAGCCGTCTGACCAGGATCGGAACGGCGTCTCAAGATCACGGGCACAGAACGGGCACAACTCAGCGCGCGGCACGTAGCTGGGCGCCGGGCCGGCTGAGCGCCGAGTCAATCAGGGACCGCGTAGTGTCGACGGCGTCCGGCCAGTGCCCGAGGTAGGTGTTGAGGGTGATCGTGGGCTGGGTGTGCCCCAGCGCCAGCTGCACGGTCTTCACGCTCGCGCCGCCGTGGATGAGCACCGTGGCGTAGTAGTGCCGCAGCGCGTGGAACCCGGTGCCCAGCGGCAGGCCTGCGCGGGCGACAGCCGGCGTCCACAGGCGCGACCAGGCGAGGCGGTTGACCGGGCTCCCGGAGGCGCTCAGGAAGACCAGCTTCGCGTTGCGCCGGACCGGCTTGCGGGGGTTCGTCTCGTCGTCGATCTCGACCTCGATGACCGGGAACGCCTCCAGGTGCTGCGCCAGCTCCTCGGCGACCACCTGGCTCAGTTCCACCGTCCGCTTGCTCGTCGGCGTCTTCGGGGGCGCCAGGAACGGCTTGCGGCCGGGCACCACCTTCAGCTGCTGCCTGACGTGGATCTGGCGGCGCAGGAAGTCGACGTGCTCGAGCTCCAGGCCCCACAGTTCGCCCTGCCGAAGGCCGGTGCCGGCCGCAGCGACCGGCTGAGCCTGGAGGGGGCCCCGCTGCCCATCCTGGTGGCCGAACGCCTCGGCAAGGGCGTGGACCTGCTCGGCGGTGGGCACCCAGAGGTCGCTCCTGTCGACGTCGGGGAGCTGGATGCCCTGGCAGGGTGAGAAGCCGATCGCGCGGTCGATCGCCGCGGCTTTGAACACGGACACGACGTAGGAGTAGACGACCCGCAGCGTGCTGGGCTCGAGGACCTGGGCGCGGTTCCTCACCCACGCCTGCACATGGCTCGCGCGCACCTCGGCCATGCGCCGGCCACCGAGCAGCGGATAGACGTGTACGCGCAGCGCGCGCTCGACGCGATCGGCGGTTGAGTCCCGGTGCAGGCGGTCGCGGCGCCACTGCTCGGCGTACGCCTGGACGGTGACCTTGCCGGCGGCCGGGTCAACGTAGACGCCGCGGGAGACGTCGGCGCGCATGGAGGCGTCAAACTTCTCGGCGTCGATCTTCTTGTCGAACAGCGGCCGGCACTCCTTGCCCCTGTCGTCGACGTAGCGGACCTGCCAGCGTTTCCCGCGGCCGTGGCGTTTCGATGGCAGCCGTTCGCCGTCTGGGCCGCGCTTGCTCAGGTACCAGAGATCGTCGACGGCCATCAGGCGGGCCGCTGCTTCATCATGTCGATCAGCCGCTGGGTTTCGGCCAGCGCCGCGCCGCGCTCGCGGTCCCGGCGATCCATGATCAGGTTGACGATCCGGATCTTCG